CGCGTACAAGCGGGCAGGCTTGTAGCGGGTTTCTCAATCCGGATTGCTCCGGGAAAGTTCTGGTGAATCATTCCTGCCCGAATGACTTGTGCCTGCAGCATAGACACGTCATTCCGTAGTGTCAATGTTCATTCTTTCAGCGTAAACACTAAATCTGGCTGCTCCACCATCCGGCCGGGCAATCGCGATGCCTCGTATTGCTCAAACTGCGACATCCATTGCAGAATGGCTGCCTCTGAATTATCTGGTGTTCCTGTGTAGTGACAAAAGCCAGCCCCGTCTGCTTCCAGTTGAATGTAACCGATCATGCCATCGTTGATCATCGGTTCGAGCGTCTTGAGAATTGCAAAGTCCATACCCTGGGCATCGATCACTAGGCAATCAATCTGTGTGACTCCCAGCATCTGCAGAACATGGTCGAGCCGCACAACTTGCACATGGATCGCTGTGGTGTTGCTGAAATCTACATTCCGCCATGTGCCCTCAGCCTGTGCTGTAATGTTGCCGAGCGACGACGATAGCCCATCAGTGTTATACAGATTAAACACACATTTGCCATGCTCCTCCCCGCAGGCCGCTTCGATCACGATAGCCTTTGGCTGCGTTGCGTACCTTTTCCGGCACGATTCCGCAGCCTGCGGAACAGGCTCAAACATGATCGTGCGATCGTGCATGTCAACAACACAATCCAGTGTTTTGTCTGGCATGTTTTGCCCAACAATTACCGCAGTTCCCATTATCGCTCCTCGTCGTACCAGCCCTATCGTCCAAACATCGCCTTGATCTGTTGAAGCCGAATTTCACGCGATGCAATTGTTGCTGGCGTCCGACTTCCTGCCGTTGGCTCGTTGGTCTTTTCGCCTTCCGGCTTGCTGCCATACATCGCCTTTGCAAACTTTGGAGCGTCAACGACAATATCTCCGACCTCTGTCGCAAACCCGGCCGCAACTGCTTCTTGTGCCGTGTACCACGTTTCCGCATCCAAAATCGCCATTATCTTCTTGCGGTCCTTTTTTGTCCGGTCCATGTAGGCGTCGAGAATGGAATCTCGGTATTTGTCCAGAACGTCAGCGGTCTTTCGCAACTCCGCCGCACTTCCCATCGCCATCGTCCAGGGATTGTGAACCATCATCATTGCGTTTTTTGCCATCACCACGCGATCACCAGCCATCGCAATGTAACTGGCAATCGAATACGCCGACGAATCGACGACAACATCGACACCGCCCTGATGCCGCTTCAGTGCGTTGAAAATTGCTCGCCCTTCGTCCACGCTTCCGCCCGGGGATGAGATCCGAAGTGTGACTTTTCGGCCCGACATCTTAGCAAGGTCAGGTAGCACGGTCGCTGCGTCAATCATGCCCCAGAATGAAGAGCCGATTGCGTCGTAGAGAAAGATTTCGCCGGTTTCCAAATCAGACTGGTACATGCTTTGTAACCTTTTCGACTAAGGAGTCATGAACGAAAATTGAATTGACTCGTGTCGTCCCGAGTCGTGTGTAATTGAAATCACAAGCAATCGAATAAATGGTTTCGGCGTTGTCTTGAATCTTGAAGCCTCCATCGATCTCAATGCCTAGCAGCCACGCTGGAACACGCCCTACATCATCCGTATTTGCAACATGACATTTATCGAAGTGTTCCACCATCAGAATGCTCGTCTGATGATTGCTTAGCACATGCTCCATGATAAGACTGTCGATGCTGTCCACATCAATGACACAAAGCATCACATGTGCGTCGAGATTGGAACTTGTTTCGAAAGCATATTCCCCGCGTATCTTGGCCCTTGGAAACTTAGCAGCCAGTTGCCTGATTGAATCTTCGTCTTTTTCAAACAGCACGCAATCAAGCCCGTAATTGTAGAACGGTTCAATTGTCAGCGGCAGCTCTTCGCCGTCTCCGGCCCCGATTTCCACGCACTGTCCCGGCTTGTTTATTACGTTGGCCAACGCAACCAAAATTCCCTGTTCACCAAACTGCCAGCCGCCTGCCTTTCCTGTGAGCCACTCAAACTCCGGCCGATCGGCCACAAATCCTTCTGTCATACTGTCGCTCCGAGTATGTAGTCTGCCAAATCTTCAACACGTTCGCTCCATGATGCCGTGAGTTCTCCGACAGCGTCTGGCAATGCCTTCGCTGCCGTCTTGCTCATGACTTCGATCAACGCATCCTGTGAAATGCGGCAATGCTCTGCCGCTGCGTATGGCGTTCCTCCAAGTTGTTCGCAAACATCGCCCAGCGTGTGCTGCCATTTAGCGTAAAACTTTTCAACCGACTGGATCGGCGTTTTGGTTTTGACCGCTGCCGCGACTCGCTGCTGTTCAATTGCCAACAATGGACGCAAACGCGACACCACAGCCATTCTCTGAACGGCTTCCGTCTCTGGATCGTCTTCCGGCTCAGGGTCTTCGGGAACGTCTGGCGAATCTTCTTGCATCGGTGCTGTCACTGTGATCGCTGGATTCTGATATTCATCCCCGCCGTCATAGGGGTTCATGTCCAGTTTTTCGCGTGCTTCATTCGGGCTGATCACAGTTGCCGCGATTAACTTTGTCAGGTATTCCGCCTGCTTCAGTGGGTCCATTCGCATCAGAGCGTTAGTGTTAAACTTGAAGTAATGCGTTTCGCTGGTTAACTGGCGTTCCGTTAGCAGCGAGCGATTGCAGGCGGCTTCAATGTGGACCAGCCAGCGATTAAGGCAGTTCGTCAGGTATGCCAAGTGCTTTTCTGCGAGGCTGTTGTAAGACACGCTCGAATCGTCGCCAAGAATTTCCTCCAGACAAAACCACATGGCAGCCTCTTGCCGCTGAAACAGCCGTTGCTCAATCCACTGCGAATCCTTACCGCTCATTGACACCATGTTTGCCTTAATGCCTTCGCGGAGCATGGCAGTCTTGCCGGTGTTTTCCGCACCGTCGTGAGCCTCGCGGAACATCGACAGGAATTTCTTTGCTTCTTCTTCGTTGCGAAACATTCCGCCAGGGGCTTCGAGAATCAGCGATCCGCTGAAACCTTTTTTGGCCAGATTTCTAACCTGATCTTCTGCCGACAATCCAGCGTCCAGGCTGTTGCTCATCACTGCGGCTGCGTTGAGGCCAGCAAGCCCGTTAAAGCTCAATCCATGCACGAAAAACACGTCTTCGTCGGGAAACCAAACTGTCTGGCTGTCGGACGTAACACCGACCTTTTTAGCTAACGGCTCGTGCTGGCACAAAACGGTGCCGTGGTATCGCTTGCCTTCGTACCATTCGGAACTTGATCTGTCTGGCAACAGTGGCCAAAGAGCAACTGGCCGCCCGCCTTCGCGTTCCACAACACATCGCCAGTTGCCGTAAAGCAGCAGGCTCGGAGCACCGAACATTTTCCACTCTGGAGCCGTCTGGTAATCGTTTGGCCGCGTGTGGACGATCTTGTGGCCGGGGTGCGATCGCTCGATGCTGCTGCCGCGTTCCAGCCTGCGATGGCAGTTGATAGGCAGTTGCGAAAAGTGCCCGGCAATCTTGTTGACCGCATACCAAACCGGGGCGTATTCAATCGCACGGCGTGCTGTGAGCTTAGATGTGCCAAACTCCGGCGAAGTGCCGAAGAAAGCACCCAAACCAGAGCCAATTCGAGTCAAAAAGCGTCGAAACAGTTCCATATTAGCAGCCTTCAAACGATGAATAGTGAACCTGTCGGACGCGATGGAGCCAGCATTGCCAACCGAATGCCCATTAACAAAGCCACAGCAGCGTCTATTTTCTCGCTCGAATTGCGCTTATCTGGCATCATCTTACCTTGTGCGTTGCTGGTTGTCATCATGTTAAGGGCACACCAGCGAAGGATGTTGTCTGTCTTGTCCGGCGTGAACCTGTTTTCGCGAATCGCTGCCGTCAGTTCCTGCATTGGCTCGTGAAACTGAAAGCAGTTCTGAGGCATTTTAATAACGTCAAGTCCGGCCTGAGATAGCTCGTCGCCCAGTTGAGCCGCGTTGTATGGGTCATAGGCCACCGCCCTGATACCAATCTCTTCCGCTACTCGAAGAAACTCGTCTCTGAGCGATGCTACGACATAGCGGACAACCGTCAGTTCGCCGGTTGCGATCCATCCGGCCCACGGCTGCTTCTTCAAATCTCGTTTTGTTTCATCAACGATGAATGACTTCGTAAATCCCTCGTAACGCCAGATCGTTTTGCCTTCCTCATCCTCGTCCACCGCGAATCGAGCAATCACGCCAAACGATGCCAAGTCATCACGGCCGCCGAGGTCAATCCCAGCGGTGATTGCGTCTGCATGTCGCCAAGACGAAAGCGAGTCTGCCATGTCGTCCCAGTCAGCAGGCAAAATGAATCGTTCGTAGGCTGACACCTTGCGATTGCAGTGGTAGCGGGTAAATCTGTTTAACTCGACTGGTGATGTCTTCGCCTTTGCTGCTGCTTCTCGCAGTGATTCCAGCCCGATCGAAACGCCGATATTGGGATTCGCCTTTGGCCACAGCGACTCATCCAAGGCGTCGTCGTTTTCGTCTAACTCGAAGATGTATGAAAAGTATGACTCGTCAACAAACTCACCCCGGACGACGCCTGTTGCATAATCATAATCCTCCTGCCAGAGCTGGCTCGTGTCGTCTCCAGCCGTGGTGAAGTCGATAATCAAAGGCTGCGAACGGTTGCCAGATCCCGTCATCATGGTGTCGTAAAACTTTCGATGATGTTCCCGCCAAGCGTGCTTTTCATCCATCAGCACCATGTGAGGGTTTAGACCGTCGAACGGTTTGTCGCTTCCGATGCAATGAATATAGCCCTTGTTATGACTGAAAGTGATCTGCTTATTGATTGGCGTTGAAAGAGCCTTGACGTGTTCCGACTGGCTCCTCATCCGCTCAATTTCGGCATACATCACCTTTTGTGCCTGCTCTTTTTTTGTAGCACACAACACAATCTCTGCCACGTCTTCCGGCCGTCCCGTGAACGGATTCACGTCTGCCATTCCGCCATCAAGTGCAATGCCGGAACCCAATGTCGATTTGCCGTTTTTTCTGGCCATTGTCCAGAACACCCGGCGAAACCGTCGCGTTCTGTCTTCGCACCGCTTCCAACCAAATATGTTCCAGATTCCAAACAGTTGCCACGGTTCAAGATTGAATGGCATCCCCGAGCTTTTTCCGATTGAGTGTTTCAACACCTCCGGGAAAAAATCACAATGAGCTGAAGCAACATCAAGGGAAAAGTAGTACGGAAACTCCGAGCTGTTTTGTCGTTCCAGATCATCAACATATCGCTGCACTGCTGCCCGATGCGAAACACACGACACGATGCGACCGCTCAGCACGTCTTTGACGTACTTATCGACGGCCTTGTGTGTGTCGCTTTTTTTCTTCATCCTCTCCCCATTCGTGCCATGATCTTTGCGAACGGATCTTCCTTTTTATCTTCTAGTTTCAGGCTCGTCAGTTTCTGACGGCTTGCCGGTGTTAAACCTAGCTCGGGAAGCAGCTTGTTAAGCTGCTCGCGAAACTTGTGCATTTCTCCGACATAGGCATTCTTTGCAATCGTCAGGTTGCCTTCTTTGTCAACGCCTTCAATTGCCAGTCCGGTCTCTTCCACCTTCTGCCGTGACTCGATCCACTTCGCGTAAGCCGTGCAGTACGCGATCAGGATCTCGCGAGTATCCGATGACAACACGCCGTTGGTTTTTAGGTCGAGACATAGCTCGTTCCATTTTTGTGATTCAACATCGCCAAACCAATCCGGCATTTGCGGTGACTGGCCATCGGCCTTTGGTGCGGCCTTGTTCTGTCGTTTCGGATTTTTGCGAAACGCACCTGTTGCGAGCTTGATTTCTGCCGCCAGCGGTTTTCGTCCTCGTGCCATTTCTTGAAACCCCCAATTTTGTGGACACATGCACGCGCGGGACAGGGA